ATATGCCAGAACCCGCAGTGTTTGATAAAACTACATTCACCAGATCCCCAACCCACACATAGTCACGAAGGATTCGATCAGAGCCTTCAAACGGATGTATTTGACCCGTGGCAGACTGCCAAGTAAACTGACTGACTAGTGATGCCATCGCTCCTTTATGATGCTCACCTGATCCATATACATTAAAGTATCTAAACCCCTGAACATATCTAAAGCGTTCTATATTATCTAAGACCCAGTAATCTACTGTTGCTTTAGATAATGCGTAGTAGTTCAGGGGATTTATAATGCCTTGTTGATTACCGTAGACAGATGCTGAGCTAGCATACTTAACAGGGATACCATACTCTATTGCTTTCTCGAATAGTTTAATACTGAAGTCTATATTATATTTGTATACCATCTCAAGGTTCTTGTTGGTTGTAGAAGACAACGCACCTTGATGGATGATCATATCAATCTTGTCCCAACTCTTGAAGTTGTCCAAGAAAGTAAGACAGTTTTCTAGATCACATTCAACTACACCATCAAGAGAACTCTTGAAGTGTTTCCCGATGAAACCATCAGCTCCAGTAAGAATATACATACTAAAATCTTTACTGTATATATTCTAGCACAGATAAATACTAAAAAAAGTGCATAGAGCCGTGATAGGAAGACTCGCATCGTTAAAAACGACTTATCAGAAGGGTACTATAACCAATACCCTACTGTATACTGCTACCCAGTTAGTTACTCTTTCTGTTTCAGCATCGAATCAGGTTGAGGAGGAATTAACTCATTCTGTTTCTATTAGTAGAAGTCCAGAGCAGGTAGATTATTTTGTTGATGCTGATAATGCAAATGATTATAAGTTTACTGGTGGAGATATTGGTGATGTTCCACAGTATGATCCAGATATAACACTTATAAGAGGTGTAAAATATACTTTTAAATTATTAACAGGTACTGCTAATTTCGGTACTAATACTGCAACTGGACAGGGTGCTGAGACTGGGACTGTATCTTGGGTTACTGCTAGTGGTGATTCAGCTAATACTTATTATTATAACTGTGAGTATCATGGAGCAATGAACGGACAGATTATTGTCCAGTCAGGTAGTGGAGGTAATAGTTATACTATTAATGTAACTAATAATGGTGCTGGTGCTTATACTTTATCTGGTAACGATAGAAATGGTGCTGTTAGTGGAGACAATTTAGATGTTACTATCACTGAAGGAGATACTATAAACTTTGTTGTCAATGCTCCAGGACATCCTTTCTATATTAATTATACAAATACAATTGGTACTGGAAATCAAGTAGGTACTGGTGGTGGTGGAGCTCATCCTTTTAGAATTCAAACAGGACCAGCAATAGGTGGTGGTAACACTCCTTATACTAATGGTGTTACTGGCAACGATGCTAATGGTGTTCCTGGTAATAGTTTAGTAATATTTGATGTCCCTCTTGATGCACCTGATACATTATACTATCAGTGTACAGCTCATCCAGCTATGACTGGACAGTTTAATATTGTATCAACTGATGCTGGTCATAAAGATTCTGATTATCTTGCCTATGGTATCCCGATGCCTGTAGGTGGCAATGATTTGTATGAGGATATAACTTTAAAGGCAGGAGATAGAATATATGTTACATCATCTGAACCTGGTGTAAGTTTTGTTGCAATAGCATCTAAGAGTTTTCCTAATGTTAAATTAGATGTTGCACGATTATTAGGTAGTCAGAACTCATACATTAGTAGCACTGCTTTTCCTCAGATCAATGATAATGTAGGTCTAGTAACTGCTACTCATGATGGTGTAGCAACTATACATGTATCCAATAGAAACTCTGACAGAAGTGCTGCAGTTTCTGTTGGTATTGCTTCAGGTGATATCAGTACCTTTACTCTTGCTGATTATTTCTTATTTGGTTTGAGATTAAAACCATTACAAGATTTAACGATAGATAATATAGGTCTTGCTAAAGACCAAACTCTAGTTACTAGAGCATCCAGAACTGATGTAGCATTTGCTGCTTACACTGCACCTCTTGATGAGGGATCTACTGGAGTTGGAACAGATGGCAATGTTAATACTACTGGTGTCATAACTGCTACTGCATTTGTTGGTGATGGTTCTGCTATTACTGGTGTAACTGCTGCAGGGTTTGGTGTCAGTATCAGTAATAATATGTCACCGATTGGTGTTGCTGCTACTATAAACTTTGGTGAATATTTAAATGTATCTCCTATTTCTGCTGGTATTGTAACAGTTAGTGTACCAAACACAGTAGGTACTGCATTAACTGCTCAGAGTCTTGCTGTTGGTGTTGCTGTTACTCGTGCAGATACAGCAGGTGTTGCTGACTATGCCCCAGTAGCAGGGTTAGCGACTGAAGCTATTGTTTCTCAGAGTACAACAGGTAATGCTGCTACTGCTAGTTTAGCTCTAGGAGTTGGAACTAACTTTGATATTGTATCTTACAATCCTATTAGGACATACGATAAGTTCTATGGTGATGGTAGTATGCTTACCAATGTCACTGCAGTTGGTAGTGGTATTGAAGTAAAGAATAATGGATCTGTTGTAGGTACTGCATCAACTATAGACTTTGGATTAAGTCTAGATGTAAGTGCATTAGTAAATGGTAGTACTACTATTTCAGTACAGAAGGTTCCTCATGCTGACATCGCTGGTGTCTCTAGTTACTCAGACAAGTGTGGTGTTGCTACCTACGCAGGTAACGCAGGGATCGCTTCTAACGCATTGAATGCTAACTTTGCACAGACTTCATCCTTCTCAACCTTAACAGGTGCTGCAGAGACCGCTAAGAGTCTTTACACAGAGTTTCAGGGTGTCTTTAAACCATTACCTGTTACCATTGGTGGTAAGACTGTCAACCATAGGTATAATGGTATTGGATCTGATAAGACAGTTAATATTCAAGGATACAGTTCACCTTACTTAAGGTTTGAAGTTGGACAGACATATAGATTTGAAAATGCTGCACAGCAAGCAAACTATCCTATTGAGTTTTACTATGCAGCATCAGGTGATCCAGTAGGATTTGGTACTACCAGTCCTTCTAAGATGACTCAGGGTGTTACTGTTACTGGATCTTATACTGAGATTGAAGTTACTGAAGAGACACCACAGTTATTCTATTATGGTGCAGGTGTTGGTAGTACTGGTGGTAGCATGGGTAACTCCGTTCAGGTGTTCAACCATGAGTTCCATAAGTTTGTTAGAGTTGGAGAGTATAAGAACCTTGCAGGTCTGAAGACATGTACACACACTCAGATGTTCGAGGGTCGTGCTACTGCATGGTACATGAACACTAACTTAGGTGTAGGTAACAGTGACTATACTCCTGGAGATCGTTCACATAATGTTAGCTCAATTGAACAAGCATCTACTGGTGTTTACACTGTGAACTTTGCTGATGCAATGAAGGATAATAACTATACTGTTATCATAAATGGTAGAGGTACAAACAACTTCCCAGGTGGTTTGGTTAGGGGAACAGTATATGATAGGACAACAACAGGATTTGGTGTTACAATATACAACGGGATCCCTGCTGTTGAAGACCTACGAGATGTTAACATCGTTGTGTATGGAGGACAAGACGGAGAACCTACCTACCTATAAATATTATTTTAACCTGAGAAAATGTTCATAGTCTACTCAATGGATGGGTGTAATTATTGTGATAAAGTTAAACAACTTATGGAGTTGACAAACCAGACACATGTAGTGTATACTTTGGGTCAGCACTTCTCGATTGAGGCTTTCGAGGATGAATTTGGCACTAAACAATTTCCTCAGGTAGTTGTTGATGTTAAAGAAAAAGACGAAAGAAAGGTTATTGGAGGTGCTGCTGAGCTTGCTGAATATTTCAAAGAAAATAGTCTCGTTTAAACCTGCTAAATAAAATTAATTAGCATGGAGGTACAAAGTTTTAAACTTCTGTAAACCCTAGCGAGCAAGAAAATGTTAGCAACATCATTGGTCTTCGGATCTTTCTTTATTATCTTGACTGCCATTGTATCAGTCATGTTAGGATGGGTACTTCGTGAGTACATGTTCTATCATCATGATAGACCTAACATTAACCCTCCAAGTCATCCTGAAATGTATGATGAGAATGGGAACATTATACCTGAATCATTGATTGCATTTAGATTTGACAATCTTGAGGATGAAGAAGACGACGATTAACTTTTGAAATTATCATGGCTAAATTACCACCAAAACCTACTGTTGCTGAAGTCTTAGATGCTGTTTCTAAGCAAAAGACTAAGCAGAAAAAGATAGATGTGCTCAGAGAGTATGACTCTAAAGCATTAAGGTATTGTCTCATCTGGAACTATGATGAGAGTCTTAAGAGTGCCTTACCTGATGGTGAAGTACCTTATACACCTAATCCTTCACCAACACCAGAGGCAAACAATAAGCTTGCATCTGAATACAGAACCCTGTATAATTTCATTGAAGGTGGAAACTACGATATTACTAATACTCGTAGAGAAGTCTTATTCATTCAGTTACTGGAAGCAATAGATCCAGGTGAGGCTGAAGTATTATGTTTAGTAAAGGACAAAAAACTTGCCAAAAAATACAGAGTCAGCTTCCCAGTCGTTAAAGAAGCCTACCCCGATATCGTCTGGGGAGGACGCACCTAAGACTTGGAGTGCTGAAGATAGAAAGTTAGCAAAGGATAAGTATTGGATCAATATCCATGCACCTGATTGTTCTCTTGAAAAATCTAATGTCAAATCATTACCTACCAATTCTTATTTGGTAGAGTATACTGTTGATAACTCAGATAAGATTCACTATGATATAGTGATCGCTGCTAAGAGAGTAGATATCTTTGATTTTTATTGGGACAAACTTAAAGGTGGTCTCAAGAAGATAGGATACACTAACGGTACAAGAAACCCTGCAATGTGGGGTAATGCTCCTGCTCCAGCACCTAAAAAGAAACGCAAAAAGAATGACTAAGATCCTTGTTACTGGTCATAAGGGATTCATAGGCAGTTATGTCTTCGATCACCTTAGACATGATGCAGGTTACGGATATCTAGTTGATGGTATGGATTTCCCCGATGATGTCGGGGATTTTCAGTCTGAGATTAGTATGTTCGAGAAACCATATGATTATGTTATACATCTCGCAGCATTTGCTAACATCAGAGGCAGTTTAGATAATCCTGATGTATTCTGGGAGAATAATGTAGAGAAGTCTAAACCTATCTTTGATTATTGTAGGAGATATAATGTCAGACTACTCTATGCTAGTTCAGCACAGGTAGAAGAGTGGTGGCAGAACCCTTACGGTATTACTAAGAAGGTTAATGAACTACAAGCACCACCTAACAGTGTAGGGATGAGGTTCCAGACTGTGTATGGTGAGAATAGTAGGTCTGATATGTTATTCAGGATGCTACAGGATAAGACTGCTAAGTATATTACTAATCATAAAAGAGATTGGATCCATGTTAAGGATGTTGCTAGGGCAATCTGTTATCTAATGACTAGTACATTTACTGGACATATAGATGTAGGAACAGGTGAAACCATAACAGTCAGAGAATTAGCAGAAGCATTTGGTCAGGCAAATCTACCAGTCAAGGAGCATACACCAGGCGAGAGAGATGTTACATGTGCTGACACTACTGCCTTGTGTGAACTTGGTTGGTTTCCAAGGGAAAAAGTTTTGGATTGCATTCCTGAGGGAAAACCGAACTCTCGTTTCAGATAATCGGGGAAAAAAAGTCGGGAATTTTTTTGAGCCACAGGATTTAATAAAGAATTATTACAGATTTGCTCTTATACATAGTAATGTGTTATAATGCACATATCGTTCATCCCATAAGGGACGCAAGTAAGCCGACTCGGAACGGGTTCGTTCATCTCATGATCCCAATTTTAATCGCTACTTCACTTTCTTGTTCTGATGCGTATGCTCTCATCGAAGCGATGGAATCATACGATATCAAGGAAGAGACACGAACTGAAATGATTCAGGTCGTTAAGGAAGAGGTTGATTGGTGTAATTATGAGACGCAAAAGCCGACTGAAGGAACGGGGTAATCCACCCTACCTTTGGAGAAAGCCAATGGCAAAAGTTACTTACCGTGGTGTCGTGTACGACACTGATGCTTATCGCAAGCAAATTCTTGCAGAAGCAGATAAACAGCGAAACCATGATCTAATGTATCGTGGGATAAAGTGCAAAAGCAAGGCAAGACCTTGTAGTTAAGTTAAAGAGGGGTAGACACCCCTCTTTTTTTGTATTATAATATCCAAAAGGAGAATTTTATGTTACACATGCGAGAACAGATCCTAAGAGCACTATTGGCACATGCTCAAGGTGATATTGCTAAACACAAAGCAAACATTGAAATTTATCTAGAGCATCCTGCTGGTGTTGGTGAACATACTGACATATTAGAGTCTATTGAAAAGGAATTGGATATAATAGCTAAGTATCAGGATCAAATAGATGTCATTAACAAATACTTTAGAGCACCCTCTAGAGAGGCATTGAATGAATAAGGGCAAATTGAAAGTATTGACTATGGCTCTTAAGGAGATTGTAGAAGAATTGGAGTCAGAAATTTATTCTGATACTTCAGCATATACTCAACCTCCTAAAGATAGTGATGTTGATGAAGTATGGGATGATGACGATGGATATCCAGATTAGTGGTATTCACAATTTTGGGATTAGCCTTGAATATGGTGATTGGAGAATCTCAGAAATTCCTCGTGATCTGCATTTATATGATATAATACATTTGCTCAATTCTACTGAATTGGTGCAACATTCAGAAATCGGTTGGAAAGGTATGCACCTCCCTTCTGATTTTTCGACAATTCACTGTTTATGCTGTGATGGTCAAAGATACGAAAATTGTGATATTGCATATCCTGGTATATTAGTTAAAAATGCTCCAAACCCATATAATAAGAAATATCGCATGATAGACGGAAAACACAGAATGGCAAAAATGAGAAAAATGGGAATAACTCAAAGTAAATTCTATGTTCTTGATTTCGACCAAATTACCGATTTTATCAAATGAATGACGAAAAACTGAAGCTACGACAAGAAGTCCTTAAGATCTTGTTGTCTAAATACGGTAATAGTACCTACTCAAATCGTGCCATTTATGAATGTGCAGACGATTGGTGTAGTAAGCAGGTTACAACGAACGGACTAGCAGGTTATTTTAAAGCGTATTATGCGACTAAAGGAAACGATCAAGTTGGTGAAAAAGGCACTCAAGCATCCTGAGATGTATAATGAGGATGAACTTCGTTACATGCGTCAGGCAAAACGAGAGGCTAAAGCTAAACTTAAATTGAAACAACTGAGAAAACTACAGAATGACTGTAAAACTGATTCAGATAACACCAAATCCTGAGGAACAAATAGCGTATATCGCTAGGGTGTCAAATCCCAATAATCAGGATAATCCAAATTATGCCAAATTGCTTGCTTATTGTATTAAGCATCAACATTGGTCTATATTTGAACAGGCATTTATGACACTGGAGATAGAGACCACTAGAGGTCTTGCTGCTCAGATATTGCGTCATAGATCTTTTACTTTCCAAGAATTCTCCCAAAGGTATGCTGATACCACTCTTTTGGGAGCTATTCCATTGCCTGAACTTCGTAGGCAGGATAAGAGTAATCGTCAAAATTCAATTGATGATATTCCAGAGGAGAAGCAGAAGGAACTAGAACTTAGTATTGCTAGGCATTTTGCATCATCAAAGGATTTGTATAATGAACTTATCCGACAAGGTATTGCTAAAGAATGTGCAAGATTTGTACTACCTTTAGCTACACCTACTAGACTCTATATGAGTGGAAGTGTAAGGTCTTGGATACACTATATTGACCTTAGATCTGCTCATGGTACTCAGAAAGAGCATATGGACATTGCAGAACAGTGTAGAGAAATTTTTAAAGAACAACTTCCTACAGTTTCTGAGGCATTGAAATGGTAGTTAAGGTACATCAATTTAAAAGTGACCTTACAATTTCACCTTTTGCACCTTCTTGGAATTTTATTATTGCCGAGAAAAAGATTGATATCGATGTAGATAATCTTTCTAGGTTGATTTTAGATAAAGCAAGTCCAGAGTATGAAATTACAAATGCTCCTAATTGTAAGTCTTACTTTTTTAATGTATTAAAGTGGGATTATCCAGTATGTAAGCAATTACATGAACAGATAATAGAATTTCATGATGAATATGTTCATGGTACAAGAAGTCCTCGTTTAGCTAATCTTAAGATTAGGTGTTGGGCAAATGTGATGACTAAGGGTGATAAGATATCTAAGCATCATCATGGTAATGCACCTCATTCTTATCTTAGTGGAAATTTTAGTATTAAGTGTGAAAATACTTCAACAAACTATTTTCATCCATACGATAACAATGAGATGTATCCTATAAAGAATGAGTCGGGTCATATGCACCTATTTCCTTCTTGGCTTCCTCATGATACAAGTAAGCATGAAGGTGATTCTGAAAGAGTTATTATTGCTTTTGATATATATTTGAAAGATAGTCCATTATCTTCTTTGGAACATTCTGATGAGTTAATTGATTTAAGATTATGAGTGAAATAGCATTACATACATTTCAATCACAAGATCCTGAGACACCTTTTGCTCCTTCTTGGGATTATATTATTGGTTGTAAACAAACTGATATTGATACAAGCGAACTTGCTAAAGTAATTTTAGATCAAGAGAAAAAAATACTTGAACAGTATCCAGATGGATCTTTTGAGTATACTAATTATAGTGATGGATCAACTGGATTAGGAAAAGATAGTTTAACTTCTAGATATAGTTTTTATAATTTGTTGGAATGGGATTACCCAGTATGCAAACAACTTTATGAAAATATTCGTATATTTCATAATGAGTACTTATATGGTACTATAGGACAGAAAAAAAAGAAGTATAAGAGTCTAGATGGTCTATTACAGATCAGGTGTTGGGCAAATGTAATGCGTAAAGGTGATAAGATTAAAAAGCACTCACATTCAAGTCATCCTTGGACATATTTGAGTGGTCATTTCTGTGTTCAATGTGAGAATACTTCTACTAACTATTATCACACATATACTGGTAATCCATATCCTATAGAGAATAGTGTAGGTCAAATGACTATATTCCCAACATGGGTTCCTCATGATACTGACAAGCATGAAGGAGATAGTGAAAGAATTACTATTGCTTTTGATATAGTTTGTGATAATGAGAAACAGTTTAAACATGGATTTGGTAAAGATCCATTGCAAGATAATTTGATTAAATTATGACCGATAAAATTAAAGTACATAGATTTACCAATAATAAGATTACAACTCCTTATGCTCCTACTTGGGATTTTATTATTGCAGAAAAAAGAACTGATCTTGATGTAAAAGGATTAGCTAAAATAATTTTAGATGGTACTATAGATCATTTCTTTTTTCCTGGAGATGAAAAGAAACCTCTTGCTGGATCTTTGAAATTTAAAGATAAAAATATATTAAAAGTAGATCATCCATTATGTAAGCAATTGCATAAGGAGATTAGAGATTTTCATAATGAATATGTTAATGCTACTATTGGAGAATTTGATAAAAAAATAGACATCAAATGTTGGACAAATATAATGCATAAGGGTTCTAGTCTTCCAAGACATTTTCATTCAAGTAAACATACTTCATATCTTAGTGGACATCTTACTGTTCAGTGTGAAGATACTTCAACTAATTATTATCATCCATATATTATTGGTGAATATCCTACACCTAATTTTGAGGGTCAAATGACTATATTCCCAACATGGGTTCCTCATGATACAAGTAAGCATGAAGGTGATTCTGAAAGAATTACTATTGCTTTTGATTTTGTTCCCGAAGATACTCCATTAGAGGACTTAGATACTTTTTATAGTGCTAAGAAATGGAGGAATGATCGGAAGGAATTAGTCCCCCTCTAAATAACACTACCTTGTAAAGTTTTATGGCTACCTATCCTGTAATTCACAAAGAGACTGGCGAACAAAAAGAAGTCGCAATGAGCGTACATGAATGGAGTAAGTGGACTGAAGATAATCCCGATTGGACTAGAGATTGGTCTGATCCATCAACAATGCCTGGTGTAGGAGAAGTTGGTGAGTGGAAAGATAAACTTAGAAAATCTAAACCTGGATGGAATGAGATCTTAGGAAGAGCTCAGAAAACAGGTCAAAATCGCCAAAAATTAACTCTCGATTAGTATGCCACGAAAAAGAAAAACTGCTTCAGTTGTTACTGGTATTGGCATGACTGCCAAACAGATGAAGAGAAAGAAACCTATTAGTAGTGATTTCTTAAATGACATTCAACCTTTAACGGAGAATCAGAAAAAGTTTTTTAGTGATTATCAGTCAGGTAAACATCTTTTTGCATATGGATGTGCAGGTACTGGTAAGACCTTTATAGCACTCTACAACGCTCTTAAAGAGGTACTAGATCATACGACACCCTATCAGAAGATCTACATGGTTAGATCTCTTGTAAGTACTCGTGAGATTGGTTTTCTACCTGGTGACCATGAAGATAAGTCTGCACTATATCAGATTCCTTATAAGAACATGGTGAAATACATGTTCGAGATGAATACTGATGCAGACTTTGAAATGTTGTATGGAAACCTCAAGACTCAAGAAACTATTAGCTTCTGGTCTACATCTTTTATAAGGGGAACTACCCTTGATAATGCCATTGTAATAGTAGATGAATGCCAAAACTTGAATTTTCACGAATTAGATAGTATAATAACAAGAGTTGGAGAAGATACCAAAATCATGTTCTGTGGTGATGCTACTCAAAGTGACCTTACCAGAGATAAAGAGAGAAATGGTATCATTGACTTTATGAGAATCTTACAACAGATGGAATCATTTTCATGTATCGAATTCGGTCTTGAAGATATAGTCCGTTCTGGATTGTGCAAAGAGTATCT